ACGACCATATCGAGATCTGGTCGCGCTCCTGTTTGATTGAGGATCGCTGGATTCGTGACACCAGTGACAAGCCACCGTCGAGCGCCACCGAGAATATCGTCTTTGATTTCGTGATCGATTCCTACGCTCGTTCCGCTCTTGAAATAGATCACAGCCGTTGTGCGGCCTTCGAGCCGATCCTGTGCAACGATCTGCGTCATGGATGTCGGCTGTACGAAACCTATAGCCGATGTATAGGTGTCGTAGGTTCTGCTTTGCGATCCATCTGCACCATCGGTGTATCTCGGAGCATAAACATAGAGCGTCTTTCCGAATGTATCGATGAGGCTTTCAATGCTCATCGGAGCCTCCGGTATCCGTCGAGAATCATCTTCGTCGATGCATCGACTTCCGAAACAGATCGCGTCGAGTACGAGTAGCCACCGAGGCTTTCGCTCGCGAGGCCTGGATCTCGCTTGCGACCACGATACAGGCGCGTTGCCATCTCGATCGTCGCCTGCTGAATGTCGTATGGCACCGCATCGAAACCGCCCGTGTAGTCCACGAGGATTCCTTGATACCTCGAGAGCGTCGGCCCGTAAATGATGCCGCGATCGTAGTCGACCGTATAGTCGGTGAGACCTTCCGTCGGTGCCTCGAGCAAGCATGTCTGCTGCTTGAGATCGCGGCCAGCCAACTTGCGAAGGTAGTGCGTCTTTACATTCAGCAGCGCGGATGCCGTGAATCCAGTCGTAGCCGAGATCTGCGCGGCCAGCTCGTTCGTAGTGTCGTGAGAGGAGAAGTTGAGAGTCGTCGTGTGCTCTTGTCCATTCGAGTCAACACGGAAAAGATGCACATGAACATCATTGACCGAGATCGTTGCCGCTGCATCGGTCGAGATTGATGAATTCACGCTCACTACATTGTCGCCACCAACACCAACGAACCGAACATTCGTCACTGGGTTGTGACGCAGCGTGACCCGATTCGCGCCGTATGTATCTTTCCACTCGTAGTAGCGAGCAGCGACGAAGTTACGAGCGCAATATCGACGAATGTAGTCACTCGACCGATCGATCGTCGCTTCAAGAATCGCGTCGTCCGTCGTCGTTGTGATTCCGAGAAACGCTTTCAGCGTTGTGAGCGTGACCAGACTGTTCGTCGAGATTGCCATCGGCTCTCCTTGCTGTCTTCTTCGGCTTCTTCGGCGGATCAGTAGAGTTCACGAAGAGAGGAGCGGGCGGAACAGCGTGTCGAGCGTAACCCTTCGAGATGAGATTCTGAGCGACACTCGGCGGAACATTGACGAGTGCTCCAGGCCGAAGATCCATGCGGCCGGAATCTATTTGTATCGAGCAGTTCCGCAAGATCATCAGAAGGTCGTGCATTGTCGCGGCCTCCCGTTTTCGTGATAGTCGGTCAGATATTGAGGGATCGCACGGCAATCCTCTCCAGGCCATGTCACTATGTTTTGCAGATGGCCGATCCTCACGCGAGGACAGAGGCATATCCGCTTTCCTGCTTCTCGAAGTCGATTCCAGAAGAAGATGTCATCATCGATTCTGCCTTCTCCCCAGTCGCCTTTTTCATTCGGAATGCCGAGGAAGAATGGTTTCTTCATTTCCCGAAGAACATCGGTGCGGATGAGCGTCAATCCAAAATGGCCCGTGTTCATGTCGAGCGCATCGGTATAAAGCACTTCCTCACTCATCTCCTTCAGAAGAGTTCCATTCTCTCCTCGGATCGAGAAGAGAGGAAGATCCTTGTCTCTGCTTATTTGCAGAGGACAGAGAGCCGCCACATCTGGATTCGATTCCATGACTTGCCACAGACGGATGATGTCTTCTGCATCGAAGATTGAATCGTAATCCGCGGTGAGTATGTATTTGATGTCTTGATTCTCAAGACGGCCTTCCATGGCTCGCTGTAAACATTGGCCCCAGAAAACACCAGTGACACGCGTCACATTGAAACCGAGTTTCGCTGCTGCGCTATGCAATTCATTCTGCGTGTCAGTCCAGCACACTCGAGGCAAAGACATCACGGCATGGATGTCTTTCATCGGGAAATCAGGACTCTTGCGGCTGTATTTCCGCGCAACGACTGAAAGTTTTGTGCGCGTTTCATTCCATGACCAACCAGCTCGTCCTCGCGAAACTTCAAAGCCTGCCATGTTGAGAACGCGAGAAAGTTTCTCTCGATTCCAAATCGATTTTGCGCCGTCACCAAGAAGCATCGCTTCCGTTTCAGGCTCTCCGTGTTCGTATGCTTTGATGACTCCATCAAGATCGGGAACTTCCAAACGCAACTCGCCGCCGTCTTTGAGTTGATCTGCAATTCCACGAAGCCATGCAATCGCATCTTCGGTCTTGATCTTTGTGAGACCGTTTCCAATGTCACAGGCGCTCTTCTTTTCTTCCATGTTGTCTCCTGCCGTTGCGGCTCCAAAATGATAGGGCCGAAGCGGGAATTCCGCTCCGGCCCCACAAGAGGAAGAGGACGATTTATTCAAGCGAGGAACACGGCATTCGTAACGCCTTGTTCTGTAGCGCTGCTTGGTGCATCTGCTGCGTTCGTGAGCAGGCAGTTGATGACTTGCGCTCCGCTAATAGCACCACCAGTGAACTTGAGATATCGCTTTCGACCGAGCGTCGAAAAGCCGATCACAAACTTCGGTTGCGTCACCGCTACCGAGTTCGTACCACTGGCAACCGAGTAATCAGTTCCAACAACGATTCCAGGAATTGCTTCCCAAGAAGAGTTGTTGTCTGAATGCTCGACTTTGATTCCGGTCCAAGCAGTGCCGGCAACGGCTCCGCTATAGATGAAAGTCGCGTAACTGAAACCCTTCGTATCGAAAGATCCTGTGACCGTAGTTCCCGAAGTCGCGATCGCCGAGACGATCTTCGTGGCTTGTGAACTGTGCATAGTGACTCCTATTCATGGAGGAGGGGAGGTTTACCCTCCCCTCCTCTCGTTGGTTCTTCAAATCAAAGGGTCACGGAGTGTCCTGCACCGAGTTCCGCAGATGTCACGATTCCGTCAGATGCGTTGCTGAGTTGGCAAGCGACGAAAGTTTGATCTGCTGCAGTCGATGAGTAGGTCACCTTCAAATATCGCTTTCGTCCGCGAAGATCGACATTGTAGACGAGCTTCGAGAGCGAAGTAGAAAGGTTTGCAGAAGAGATCGTTGAGAATGCAGAGCCAGAGATGGTTGCGAATCCCGAGCCAGATGCGTCGCTTTCTTCGAGGACATGATTCGAGACCGCTGAACTTGGACCAGTTGCCGAAGCAAGACCAAAGACTTGGATGCTCGCATAACTGAAGCCAGCGGTATCGAAAGATGCCGTGATCTGAGTAGCACCACTGGTGCTTGTCACTGCATTTCCGAGGATTGTTTTTGCCACATGTCGCATTGAAGACCCTCCTTCGGATCACAGGGTGAACTTGACCATCGCGCCTGCGGCCGAAGAACTGCCGACGTTAGCGCACACGATGTCGACGCGCTGAGTGCCACGAACGACGCGCTCGTCTTGCTCAAACGCGTTGAGCGCCGAGTCAGAGAACGCGATCGAGGTCGCTCGGCGGTCGCCGAGGTAGCATCCCTGCTGAAGATCTCCGACATAGAAGGCGACGTTTCCGTCGGCATCTGCCGGATGCGGAATCGCCTGCGAGAACTCGACTGGATATCCGAGATATCGCGGCGCGAGTCCGTTTGAGAGTTCTGCCATAGTCGTTCCGCCAACGCCTTGCGCGAGGCGTTCAAAGATCGCGTGGAAGGTCGACTTGTTGCAGAAGAACTTGACGTTGTTGCGTTGGAAGGCCCACTGAGGAAGGATCGCGAGCGCGCTCGAGATTTCATCGCGGGTCACGCCTGCCTTTGTGTTTGTGCTGGAGGTTGCGACCTGATAGGTCGTGTCCGTGAGAGCATTCTTGAGGCCGACGATGCCGCCGTAAGAAGAGGTGCCGTCGCCGTTGAAACCTGCATCGTCTTCCTTGAAGGCGAATTGGTACGCGATTTCATTAGCAACATCGCTTGCAAGATCGATCACGCTGTCCT